TGTTTTGAATAACATATGGTGTGTTTACTTGGTCATTAACCGGGTCATAGTTATTAGCGTAGTTAAAATCATTCCAAACATTTGACAGAATATCAACACCATTTTCTTTCCAATTTTTATATCTATACCATATAGAACCAAGTTTTGCAATCCATGGTAATGGTAATGCGTGAATACCTGAATATTTTTTTAACGTTGTTGATATAAAATCTTGTTTTTTAGTTACTCCACCCGCCAAAATATTTGCCAAGTCATTAAATGTATATCTTTCTCTTGTTGTGGTTAATGGTAAACTATTCAAAAATAAATAAGACGCACTTATATACGGATGGTCAGAACCATTTCTTTCATTTTCAATACCTTCTTGTATTGCATTAATAAAGTATGGTGTATTAAGAATTGAAGTTGTTTGGGATTGTGTTAATTGTGAATTTATACAAGTAATTTTACCTTCAGTAAAAATATATTTATCAACTGTCCTATTAGTATAAAAGGTGTTTAAGTTTACTTCTGATGAAATAATTTTGTTCCCTCTAATTTTTAAATCAACAATTGGTAAATTAGGTAGATTACTATTATACCCCAAACCAATAGCGTCACTTATATTATAATTTCCAATTTTTTTATTAAAAGTATTATAAAATAATGAATGTCTTGTACTATATACAATTTCCCTTGTTAAAATTGACCCGTTTTCTAAATTATTATTACACCAATTTAAATCTGTAAATGGATATAAATCCAAATTATTACTTTGGTAAGTATCATTTTTTATTACATCTTGTACTAATTTTGTAACGTTAGCAGTTACTAATTGAGTTTGTTCAGGTAAATCTTTATCTAAAATTTTAAAAGCGTTATTAACTTCGTCAATCAAATATTGTGTCGTAAGAAATCCATTTGAATATTTAGCGTAACTTATTTGAAATGAAGATAATAATTCATTAAATGATGTTACAGACCTGTCCTTTCCATTTTTAAGAATATTAATAATTTCTCCATTATCATTTTTAAGACCTTCATTCATATTAGCAAACTCAGTCTGACTTAAAAAAGGAAGAATATCATTTAACCCATTATTTGAAAACCCATTAAGTGTCACTATTAATTGTAATCTTTCAATAATTTCAAAAAAGAAATCAGGTAATACCAAATTACTGTAAGGAGTATTTGATGGTATTGTGTCAAAACCTGAAATTAAATTTCTTAAAATTACATTTGTATTTTGTAGTGGTTTAAATGTATTCGGTGGGGCTCTCATAATAAAACCTTTAACATATTCCTCAACAAATTCTACTTCAGGCCAAGCTTCGTAATCATTAGCACCTGTTTGGTTAATATAATTTGGGTCACCAGGGTATTGTATTTCAAACTTTTCAATACCGTCAATAGTTTTACCAACAACATATTGAGGCCATGGATAGACGGGCGAATCTTCATTAGGTTTTTTATCAAAACCAGTTATACTCTGTTGTCTTTTTATATTTCTTCTTTCATTAAATGCCTTAGTATGTACATCTTCTAATAATAATAAATAAGCTTCAGCAGATGCAACAAGCACACCAATAATATTTCTAATTGTGGGTTGAAATCCAATACCTTTAGATGATTTTAATATTTCTAAAAGTTGGTCTGAAAGGGTAACTTCTAACTCTTCTTTATAAGAATTTAATTTTGTTTTAATTTTTTGTATATATGTTGAAAATCCATTCTTACCTTCAACACCTAAAAAAGGTGGTATATTTTTATTTTTTAAAACAAAAGTATCTGTTATTTCTATTTTTAATTTATCAATATCAGTTGTAGTAACACTTGAACCACCAACTCGTTTTAATACAGTCCTTTCATATTCAAAATCAGATGGTTCTAATGTTGGTTTTAGAGAATTTAAAATATCATCACTTTTAACAGGAATACTATATAACCCACCAGTATCACCAAACGTTATATTTTTATTAAGAATTGCAACTTTTGTTTCAACGATTGTTTTTAAATCATTATATGCACTAACGGAGGTTGACGCTGAAAGATACGTATAAACATTAATATTAGTTGTGTCTTGTTTTACAACAAAAGGTTTAGATAAATTAAGATATGTATTAAACCAAGATTTACTATTTAAAAAAACGTCAGAATATAATTCATCTAAAACTCTTAAATATTTTTCATAATCAGTTAAAGGATTTAAAGATACTTGTCCCAATTCTTCTAAACTAGTGTTAATAAAAGTTTCTAATCTTTCAATTAATGATTGTATAGTTAATTCAGGAAAATCTTCAGGTAATAAACCTTTTGATTTATATTTTTTATAAACTTCAACAATTTTATCATAACCCAAAAATACTGTAGATGTTGTAAAATTTTGTGTAATATTATTATTTAAAATATTTCCATCATTTGAATTGTAAATTTTATCTGTTTGGTACATCTGAGGAACCGCATACAAATCACTCATGAACAAATCTCTCAATACTGAAAACGTAAATGATTTAAGAGTTAATGTTATTTCAAAATTACCATTCGATGAATTAAACGCCCCATGGAATTTATCAAGTACTAATTGATATCTTATAGCCTTACCATACCACCCTTTTAATGTTAAATAAAAAACAGGATACGGTAAGTTAAAAAACGCAGAGTAAATTGAATCGTTACCGCTTTCAAATAAAGCTCGACCTCTAATATCTTCTAAATTAACTGTAAATTGAGCAACATATGGTTGAGTTACTTTATAACTAATTTGAGTAATACCTAATAACTCACCATTTATTTCATCAGCCTTTCTAGATTGTGATTGTAATTCAGTCCATTTAGTTGTTAAATAATCTTCACCAGTCGGTTTTAAAAAATTAATTTTACCAAGACCTAATGTTCTAAGTTGTTTGTCTCCTCCCCCAACGATTAATTTACTTCTTGGTTGTAAGTTACATTCCAAATTAGCATACATTACTAATTCTTCTTGAGCAATATTTCTATCGCCTACCTGACCATTAGGTAAATCAACTTTATTAGGGTCAACTATAAAAATATTTTGATAGTCATTTTCAATATGTATGTTACCTGCCATAATAGAAGAACTGTTGCTCTAATGCACCTTTATAATCTAATAAGGAATTAATCAAAGGGAATGGTATTGTTAAAATGGCATTATTTGGAATATTAATTTCAGAACCTCCGTATTTACCATTTGCTTGTAATATTAACCATCCAAAAAAAGGTGTTCCATAATACAATTGAGATATTTTATCTAACCTTGATTGCCCGATAATATATATGTGTTTTTTATCTGTAGATTTGGATTGCAGATTGACATATGGTACAACTGTTTGTTGACCATTAACTATAAATCCTTCATATCTATTATAATATTCTAACGCCATTAATTAAATTGTTTTTTACCATTAAAGGTTTGATTATCGTTATTTGAATTTACAGAGGAAAATAAACTTTTTAAACTAGTTAATTGTGTATCTGTAACACCTGATGTTGTAAAATTATATATCCTTGGGATTCCTTTAATTGATGAATTGTTTATTTGTGGGTTATAATTAAGATATTGTTGTGTTTCAGGTTCTTTTTTAAATTCAGTAAAAGTTTGAACAACCGCACTATTCCAAGAGTTTAATGTTGGCATAATAATAGTATTTACTGTCATGTTAACACTACTTATGGTCTCCGCTGAGGAACTTGGGATAAGATTGGTAGTTAAAGCTTTAATAAATTGTTCTCTTTTAGTAGAATCTTTTAAGTCATCATAAAATAATGTAAATAAAAGATTATTTGTGTCTGAAACAATTCCTCCAAGCGGAACGGTGTTTAAAGAACTAAAAAACTCAAAATACGGTGAGCCACTACCACTAGGTAAAAATTGGTTAGCTGAAAGCAAATTATAAAAATTTGTAATACCTGAACAAACTAAAGAATATGCGTCATTAAAATCAGTATCGGTAGATATTAAATATCCTTTAGGAACTCCGTTAAGTAATGTTTTTCCATCTAATTGACCTCCAACTACTGAATTTAATTTTTCAATATTTTGTATATATTCAGCTTGTTTATTTGCAAAGTCTTGAGCGTCTGAATTAACATTATTAAAATCGTCATTAATTTTAGTATCAATTAAATTTTTATAATTAGTTTTAACTCTATTAGCGGCAAGGTTCGTAACACTATTATCATCAATTACCGCCTTTATAATTGTTTCATCACCAGTATCTATTTCAGATTTTAATTGGTTAGCAACTTCTGTTAAATTTTCACTAATACTACTTGGTTTACCATAAATTTTACAAGGTTGTGTTAACCCCGAAATTTTAGCATCACCATTAACAAAGTTTCTATCAAATGTCATTTGAGAGTAAATTCCAAAATTGTAATTATTAATTGAACTTTCAATAAAGTTTAAAGTTGTGTTAAAATAACCTTGTGTATCATCAATAAATTTACTAAAGAAATCTGTATATTGTATGGTTCCTGTTTGTGTTTCACCAGATGGTATTTCCGTTAAAATAGTACCAATTGTGTTATTTGTACGTTGTTCAACATGTTGTAAATCATTAAATGTCGCAAGTGGTTCCGCAAAAACAATAGCGTCAAATAACGCATTGTCTAATTCATCTGTAAGTTCAGTTGCATCAGCTCTTTCATCATACATTTCAGTATTTGCATAAAAATTAAATGATAAGGCGTTTTGTAATCTATCAATAGGACCTTTTAATCCACTACCACCAATAAGTTTAACAGCTAAAGTAACCTTTGCAATCATTGGTTGTAATCCAATACCTTCAGGATTAATATCTAAATTTTCATATGAAATTGATAAGGTGTCGGGAATTGCTTTTGTATTATAAAAATCACCAATTCTAATTACTAATACCGGTGGTGTACCAAAATTAGTATTGAATGTTGATGTTGAAGTATCTTGTTGACCTTGCTCATTAATAACAGGTATCGTGTTACCAGGTCTTGTACATTGATTTAAAAAAGTTAATCGACTATTTAATCCTTCAGGAGTAATAGCGTGAAATGCCGGTTGGAAAAATTTTACTTTATCCGAAATTGATGTATAAACAAATGGGTCAGTTTGTTTTAACACTTCAAAATAATCACATTCATTTAAAAGTTTTGTTCTTAACAATCTTTTACTTAAATTCTTTTTTAATATGTCTTGAGAATTTTGTGGTGGTAAACCATTAACGGCATTTGAATTTGCAATATTTTGTGAGTTAGTATTAGAACCAGCATTAGCATTTGACGGATTTTTAGGATTAACAGTAATACTTTTAAAACTAACATATCTAGAACACATTGCAACTAAACTATATGTTTGTTCTGATTGAGCCAAAGTTACCGAACATTCAACAGGTATTGGTGGTGTACCATCAGATGGTTTAGTTTCAGCAGTTGTTAAAAGTAAATTTGAATAAATAAATTTAACTGTACCATCTTGGATATATTTAGCTAATTTATTATTATTACTATCAGATAGATTAGAAAAAAATAATTTTAACGACTCAATATAGTTTTTATTTCTTTCTTCAGATGCTGTCGTACTAATAGACGGAAATTTAATTCCATTCATTTCTATAACAACTTCACAATTTTGTGATGTAACGGCCTTTAAAATTTTAGCTCTTAAATCAATTAATTTATTATAGTTTTGAGTTATTACTGGAAATAAAAGTGAAGTACCACTTGTGAAAATATAACTATCATAAATTGGTTTTTGGAGTATATACTGAGTATAAACCGTTTCATAGTCAGTTGATTTAATTGTAGAATCCCATTGTGGGAAATACGCACCAAATCCTTGGTAGTCTGAAAAATTAGGTAGGTTTTGAGCCGTTGAGCTATTTTCAGCTAATTCTGTTGTAATCACATTTAATTGTTCAGCAGAACTGTTATTACTTGATAACACACTTTCTTGTAATTGTTTAAGGGTGTTTAAGTCTAATGTCGTAAAATTTTTGGCTAATGTATATAAATCAAATTTAGCCGCACCCGCAAAAAATGATTCTATAACAGAATCTTTTTTATCTGTTAAATCATTCTGTAATTCTTTCTTAGCTATTAAATTTAAAACTGATGGGTGGTCAACAATAATTGAAAATGATATTGAACCACTTCTACTTGTATCCTTATATGTATAAATTGGTTCAGGTCGACCTAAAAATGATGTTGAATCAAAACCAGGTGAAATAGTTTCACTAAATGTTAAATCATAAGGTGGAAACCACATTATTCTTCCCCCATTAGGTCCTTTTTCACATCCAGGTAAATCATTAAACAACGCACTTCCTTTCCACGCTAAATTCTCAATTGAGAACATATATTTTTTAACTTCCCCCTTAACTATATTTGTTGAACCTTGTCCTTTTAATGGCGTAATATTTAAATTATACGTCGAGTCAAGTACTGAATTATTAAATTTTCTTATATTACCATTTGTTTCACTTGCCTTTGTATTTGCTACCGTACTTTGTAAATCTTTGTATTGTTGATATGGTGCATCTTTTGTAAATAATCTACCGTATTCTTTACCAATTAATTCACCTTCAACATTTTCATATCTAATAACTTTAGAACCTTTTGTTAATTCTTTATATCCATCGTTAAAAACTTTTGACATTTGATTAATTGCATTACCAGCATGTAATCTTCTTGCCAATCCACTTGCAGGTGCCGAGTCAATTAATCTTTGCGTGTTATCTAATATTGAACCCTTTTTAAATTCGTATTCTAAAGATGACGAATATCTATTTGTTAAGTTAATTGCGGTATCATTACGTTCATAATTTTTACCAGGTGCAAATTGTTCACCTTCAGGTCCAATTAACGCTCCAATTTCTTCCGACCCTGTTTTTGTCCAAACAAATCCACCAACGATAGTATTGTTATCATTTAAACCAAAATCTAAATTTTGGTTGCCTTCATATAATTTACCAACCGCATCAGGACCTAATACAACCGCACCTGTCGGTTCTCCGTAGGCGTTAAACGGTGTTTCACCTGCCGGAGACGTTGTATATCTTAGTTCGTCTTTACCACCAACATATAGATTACCACTATCATCTTGGTCATTATTTCTACCAATATTACCAAACACATTATTTAACACCTGTCCAGCTCTTGTAATATTTCTATCATAGTTTGGACTATATCGGTTATAATCTAAATTAGCAAATAAAATAGACCTCTGACCTCCTCCAGTATTTGCTAAAAATTTTACAGAAGCACTACCGTCATTATTACTTAATCTTTGTACAAATCTTCCAAGACCTGTTTTAGGTTGTCTTGGTGAGAAATCAAAATAGTCTCCCTCAATTGGTGAATAAGGTAAATACGCCCCTGTAATTCTCTGAGCTAAATTTACAACAGAGTCTAAAAGACCGTCAGGAACCGTAATATGATAATCTAAATAACTTAATTGAGCTTGATTGGTTGCAAGTAAACTTGATTGTAAAGGATTACTATTAATTGATAAATTATTGGCAACACTTGTTTGTTGTAGTTCTTGAGCAATTCTATATTGAAACGCCCTTCTTAATTCAAGAACTGATATTTGTAATAAGTAAGAGTCTTGTTGTACTAAATTATCGGAACCAAAAATAATATCTGCTAAAGAATAATTTCCAACTACAAATGGTAAATTTAATGGGTTGTAATCACTTGTACCATTATTTTTCGCTAAAATTTTTGTATCAGCAAAAAATAATCCTTCATAACCACCATTAGGAATAAATCTATTACTAACTTCAGCTAAGTTAATCCATGGTTCATTAATTAAATCCATATTGGTATCGTTTTGTAACGGCCAATATTCTAATTGATTTGATGAATTTTCATTTACTTGTCCAGTCGTTTTACTAATAAACCCAGATGCATCTTGAAATCCTCCTGTAGGACCGTATTGATTTGGTATAATATTTTGTTGAGCTTCAATAAAAATTTCATTATTAACATTTGGGGAATCAATTACTGAGTTATCACTAATGTTAGTCTCATAATAAGGTTCAGAATTTGACGACTGAAAAGCGCCTTCAACGTTATATGGTTGTAGGTTTCTTGTAACAAGACGATTCCTAAAAAACTCTGAATTTGAATAATCTAAAGCACTTTCACTCATCGGGTGATTTTATTTATAAATAGAATGATTTATTATTTTTTAACAATCATTCCCCCTGAAGTTTTTGTATTATCAAAGTGTTTAACAATATATTGCATTAACGACGGATTCTTTGGGAGTTCTTCAATTAACATGTCTGTAAGTTTGTTTTTTGGTCCATCTACTGAAACTTTAAAATTAACGGTATGAACAACTTCTTGTTTTTGTGGTTGAGTCTGTGGTTGAGTTTGTGTATTTGTTGACATCATTGCTGCGTTCATAGATTGTCCTTGAATTTTTAAAACGTCCATTAAACCTTTATTAACACTTTTTTGTAATACATCAGGTAATTGAGTTGCCGCCAAGAAATAATCTTTTTCATGAATTTCAATATTTCCACTAGGTGTTTTAATTGTGTCACCAACCGGTGTATAAAAACCATCACTTAGTCCTAATTTTCTCATTAACTCAGGTATATTGTTAAAATTCAAACTCGCACTACCAATATTTGCATTCATTGTCGCAATTTCAGCGCCTTTGTCGGTAATTCCATCTTTAAACGCTTTAAATTCTTTTTCAACAAATGTCGCCGCGGCATCACCAACAATTGAACCCACACTTCCCAATTCGTCAACAATTTTTGAGAAATTACCCGTCAACATTGTTTGTAACAATTTGGTAACATTTGTAATAGTTGCATTGGCCCCATTCATATTTTTACCAAATTCTGAATTAGGTCCAAAAGCGTCCGCAGTTCTTTGGGCCAAACCGGCATATGTGTCAGCAGCGTCTTTTAAAATCAGTTGTCCTCCTTTAGAACCTCCCATAGTAGTACCGACAGTATTTGCTAGTTTTTCTTGAGCGGCAGCTAATCGACCAAATTCACCTAATTGGTCTTTAGCAAGTTTAACTAATTGTTTTTGTGGGTCTTCACCAGCCTCAATAGAATCCTGTTCCGTTTGTTTTTTAATTGCCTCTAATTGCTCTCGAGTCAAACTAGCTAATTCTGCCTGTTGCATTTTACCATCAGCATCTCGATAATTTACGGTATACTCTTTTTTACCTGTAATTTTACTATCTTGTAATTGAGCAAGATTAGCAAGTTGGTCTTTATCTTCCTTAGATATATCTAAACCAGAAAATTTAATTTTGGACATTTTATCATCCAACTTACTAGTCTCCAACGCCATTTTCTCAAATTCTTTTCTATCAATACCTAAAGCATCCGCAACTTCTTTAAGTTGTCTTCTTGCTCCTGGCATGATTTGGAAAGATTCGGTTTTTTCATCAAAATATGTATATTGTTTAGCTAATTTACCAAGTTCGTCTTGAAGTCCCCCAACATCATTTTGGGCCAAATCCATTAATTTTAAAGGGTCAGTTAACGCAGTTGCTGCACCACCCAATCTTTGTATTGCGGCGGCGGTCTCAATCGCCTTTTCAGGACTCATTAAGTCATCTGCCAAATCTAAAGTTTCATTCATATCAAACCTTAAAGCTTGAGCCTTTCCAGCCATTTTAGCTAATCCTTCAACACCATTTGTAAAACCGAATCTATTTAACTTTTCTAAATTTGTTGTAACTGTTGCCGCAACCGCTTGAGCGTTAACTCCTAATTGATTTGATACTTGTACTATTTTTGCAACATTTTCAGCAATATGGGCCCCTTCCATTCCGGCATCATAAAATGATTTTTGTAATTCTTCTGCCTTTAATCCTGTTACAGATACTGCAGCAAATAATGCCTCAGATTGACTTTGAAGAGATATTAAGTTTCTTCCTGAAACATTAGAAAGAGCTTCTTGTTGGTCAACAACATCACTCATTTTACCACCTAAATCAACAATTGACTGATAAGATTGACTAAAATTTTGTTTTATTGCTAATCCTTGCTTTGCACTAAGACCCATAGTTTTAACAACTTTAGTCATTTCAACATCCATTGACTGAATAGTTTTGGTAATCTCAGTAAATGAATCCGCAAGTTCGGCATATTGTTTTAATCCTCCAGTTTTAAAATAACTCCCTAATGGGTCTGGGTCAGCAGTAGGTGCTGTCTGTAAATAATGAAGCATATTTTACTCTTTATTATATAAATAACTTACTGTTCGTTTTTAGGCGTATTAATTTCAATAGTCCTATCAACCAAGTATCTACGGTGATAAGACGGCATTTTCATGAAATCGGAATAAGACAAATTTAATTTTGAACCCAAAAGATAATATTGGTCCAATAAATTTTTTAAATACTCAGAAGAAAGGGCGAAAAAACTCTGCCCCAAAGGTCACACGGGTGATTACCTTTTTTCCAGATGGGGCTATTATTTCTCTCACTAAATCCAACCTAGGTTCGTTTTCTCTAATGAAGTTGTTTATGTATTTTGAATCCATGATTGGCATTTTAGATATAAAATCCGCAATAGCATTTTCTTCTCGGTTACCTTCAACCTCAATAATTTGTTTAGTCAACTTCAGTGTTACTGAAGGTGAAACCATACCTTTTGGATAAGAATCAATCTGACGATTAATACTTTGACTTTCTCCGTATGTCAAAAATTTAATTTTAATTTCCTTCTTTGTTTTTGGTAAAACTAAAGAAATTAAACCCTCTGAATTAGGTTCAGTTTCAGTTCTTTTGAAATCTAAAGCGTCAAGTGTTATAGTATGTTCAAATTTCTTATCAGTTTCAGGGTCAATTAAAGTAAAATCATAATTAGCTCCAAATGAAGTATTTCTTAAAAAAACTAAAATAGCTTCCAAATCACCCTCCATCATTTCTTCAGGTCTAATATCAGGTTCGTATAATTTACTTCTAACTAAATTAGTAATGATTTGGTCACCACTTAAATTACCAACCGACGCCAAAATATTTTCATCAGCAGCGGTTAAGTATCCAACCTTAACAGATTTTTTCTTATTTTTATAATATTTCCCCTCACTTGGTAATAACACCACATCGTGTGGAAGGTCCAAGTGCATTTGATTCATATTGTCACTCATAGTTTTTTTATTATAATAATACCTTATTCTTATTTATTGTAAATAAAAAAACCCACGAAAGTGGGTTTGAATATAAAGTAGTAAAGTATATTAATATAATAATACACAATAGTCAGGTCTCAAAGACGCTTGGATAGTTACCAATCCATCTTCAGAGTAAGACAATCCTTGGAAGTCAACTTTTGTAAGGAATGTGTTTTTAAGAACCCATTTCTCAATTACAACACCTGTTGGGTCTAATAGACTTAAGAAGATGTCTCTCTTATAACCAGCAGCATATCCCATACGTCCTGTTACAGACTCAGCATGTAAACGAACCCATTCCATCAATGCTTGTGAAGCTGAAGGTCCAATTGGGTCACGGAAAGTTACAGAAATTTCTCCCCACTCATACTTACCTGCAACATAAGTTTTAGTATTTAAGAAATCAATCGCAGTAGAGTTAATCGTTAAAGAAGGTCTACTTGTAGATTCTACAAACCATTCGTTAATACCCAAGTCATTAAAAGACATGATAAACCTATTTTTCCTTTTCGGTTCGTAGGGTATCGGCATTTTCATCAGTAAATCAGCCATATTATTTTGTTTTAAATTTTTCTTTTATTTTATTATAAATAGTCCCTCTTGAAAATTTTTCTATTTACTTTAAGGTTTTTTTTATTCAAACTTGCTATAAGTCCAGTTTATAAATATTAATAGTTTTGTTTTTTACCACCATGTGTTGATATTGTTTGAATAATATTTTCTGGGTCTTTTGATAATTCATCTTTAACTTTTTCTAAGTTTCTTAAATCATCATCTGAAAATTCTATTTTAGGAATAAAGTTATTACTTATATCATCTTTAAACATTATTGGTTTTTTAAGTCTACTGGCCAAATACTTAACATATTCTTGTTACATACAATTGATTAGATTGTTGTAAATATGATTTAGCAATATATGCTGCT